ATTCGCTGTTATGGTTATTGACTTACTTACTATTTGACTAGCGTTTACTTTTGCTAAATAACTTCCACTTGAATTATCTATTGTAATGGCATCCGATAAGTTAATCCCACCACTTGTTATTGTGCTATTGGCTGTTAAATTAACGCCTGTAAAATTACTTACTGAAGGTTCTATAACTACATTGTTTGAGTTCGTTAGCGTAACGCTATTGGCCCCTGAAGCTACAAAGTTATTATCGCCTCCAACTATATTACTATTGTAACCTAAATTTATATTGCTTCCACTTGATGAACTTAAATTTTGTAATTGACTAATATTGCCTATTCTATTTGCACCAGGAACTTGAATATCATTATCAGGAATAAATACAGTATAATCGGTTAACTTTAATAATTCAACCATTGTCGATTGTGGCTTCATAAAGTTGTAATCCTTTATTGCATTTACTATGTAATACCCATCATCCCAAACTACATTTCTAAAATCAAAGTTCTTAATATCATAAGCTGTTAAATTATAATACCTTCGTTCTATCTTTGAGTTCTTATCAGTTAACTGATTTATCATTTTAGAATAAAATCTATTAAACAAATTGTTATCGGTATAAGTAGCTTGTTGATATGTATAATAAATCTCTCTTGGAGTATCCCAATTTAAAGTAAGTGTAGGATTATAAGGATTATCGCAATCGCCAGCAAATGGATATGTAGTATAAGTTGTTGATGTATTACCACCTGAATACCATAAACTCCAATTACCAAAACTTAAATTAATTAAACCAGCATAATAAAGAGATCTTATGTTTGCTCCTATAGAACCTATCACACCGTTATCATTCTTTAAAATATAAGGTATTACCAAACCATTTACATAATTACCAACTAATGGAGTTGCTGAATAAATTACACTTACATCTTTTGTTTGAGTAATAAAATCATTATCTATATATTCATAATGTTTACCAAAAGTTTCTTTATAATCATTTTGATACTTATCATTATAATAATCGGCATCTTCTTTGTAAGCTAATTCATATTTCAAAAAATCAAGTTCGCCAATAGGCAAAACTTCACGCTTCATAGAATAATCTCTTTTATCGGACCAGTCTATTGAGCCACTATAAAAATTCTCCCTATCTTCAATAAAGTAATTATATTCATTTGTTTTGTCTTGGACCATGTAAAGATTATGCAATTTAAACTCCGACATTAACCAATCTATTTGCTTTATATTATTAGGTAAAACATTATTTAAGTCTACTAAATCGCCTTCTACTATTTGTTGATTTTCGTAATTAGCATAAAACTCAGAGCCACTTTTTATATTAGCTGTTATTGTTGAAGTTCCTGTATTTACTAAAGTAGTTGTATCTGACCTGTATAATTGATAAGATATACTACTTAAAAAAAACTGAACGTATAATGGACCTCCAGGTGCAACCGTTGTTGATGGAGCTTTAACTGTTATTTCTAAATTAGCTGTAGTACCAACTAAATAATCAGTTACCGAGCTACTAATTAAACTATAACTACCGTATGTTGGTGGAGCGCCTTCAATTACTATATTAAAATTTAATGAAGTTAATTTTGCATAAACTGCTAAAGCATTTGAAGCGGTTATAACTAAATCAAAAACAATAGTTGAGCCAGCTGTATAGTTAATTAAACTTGATTGTGTAAAGAAACCAGTTGCAGAACTATAATGACTTCCAGCATCGTTATATGGAGATGTACTTGTATTGTTAAATAATACTGTTTGAGGAGTTACTGAATTAGAATACCAATTATTAAAAAGATTAGTTGTACTTATTACGGGAGTTGATAAAGTTGTTGTTAATCCAGCATAAAATTGATTTTGTGATAATTGAGCTTGAGTCTTATCAAATTTATCATTTGTAGAAGGAATGATTTGTCTTTTGTAAAAAGCTGAATTAAAAAATGTTGATGTATAAGTATAACCAGCATCGGAGAATATCTTATCTAAAATAGTTTTCTTATATAATGCGGGCCTAAAGAACTTTATATTGTAATCGGTTTCTGCTGCATAGCCATATGGATTACCAGCTAATACGGTTGTCTTACCATAATTTATTAAAGGATAAACATATCCATTACCTAATGCAAATGAAACAGGCGAACCAGCTACTTGTATTGATGTGGCCCAGCTATTAGTTACGTTGTTAAAAGTTAGATTGTGATTATAAGTACTAAAGTTTAAACAGTTAGTAAATGATGTGTCTTCGGGATTCGATAATAACTTGTCTGCTATTTTAGTAAATACATTTCCAATCGTACCCTTACAGCTACATTCATAAACAACCTCACCGCTTGAATCATCAACGTTAATTTTTATTAATTGTAAATCTCCTTTAAACTGTAAAACTGAATTAACGTAATAATAGATGTCGCATTTCTTATTAGGATTGAAATAATTTAAACTTATGTTTGATTTCCATATTAACTCAAAGAATTTATTAATGTCTTTAGTACCAGGGAATGTTATTGTCTTTGAAAAACTAGCATTCTTTTTATCAGGATTTCTAATGTCCGATATTAAAAAGTTAAAGCTAATAGGTATCTCATCAATATAACTTACATCGTATTCAACCGCTGGTACATCTTGTGTATATAATAAAATCTTTATATCGTTCATTATCCTTTTTGTCTTTGGTTATTGTGAGTAAATAATAAATCAAAAGTTAAGTTTTTTAGCTTGTCATTATTCTTAGATACATAAGTTCCATTAGTTACCTTTACCGATGCATAACCTTGAGCAGTTCCCAAATCTAATTTAACATCGGGTGAAGAAAACAAATCTTTGTATTTTATTAATTCTGCCTTAGTAACCCAATCGCTATTTAACTTTAATCCATTTTGTACATTAACAATAGTTGGCTGTTCAACTGCAACTGAATAATCTAAAGTCATTATATTACTTACATTGGTCCAAGGTGAACGCTTAAATGTAGTGCTAGTCTTTGTAGAGTTTAGTTCAGATACCTTACTACAATGCAAAGTTTCATAAGCTCCTGTATTCGATAAATAATGAAGTGTATAAACATCAAATCGAGGACTGCATTTTATTGTATATCTTTTAATTTTGAATGGAGCAGTTTCTGAATTTATCTCAGCCATAATATCGTAATATTCAACCCCTACTAAGTAAGCTGCATTAATTCCATCTATTCCCTTTTTACCGACATCAATACATACCATGTTATTTCGATAATAACCTACACTAGGTGAAGTTAAAGCATTATAGCTATTAGTTATTGTATAAGTATTTAACACTGATCCAGCAGCATTATAAGTTCTTAAATATATTTTAGGTAAATCAGTTTGACCTTCTAAAACCATCCAATATAAAAAGTTACTTCTATTATTAAAAGTATAGTCATCTGCTAAATCAGATAATAAATTAGGGTAATTAAGATTAGGAGTTGTACTTAAATCCCAAGTGTAATTTTTACTATTGTATTGTGAAAACGTTAATAATTCTAAACTACCATTCCAAACATTATAATCAATATCAGTTCCTGTATAAATAGTGCCAGGTAAAGTAGAACCGTAAATTTCACCTATGTTAACTCTTATCTTACGAATACTTGTATTTTGTTGGAACCCGTAAACGTTAACAGGAATGTAATTAGTCATTAATAACTCGCTAAACTTTGAAGCATCGAATTGTAATTTACCACTTGGATTCGGTAAGAATTTTTCAGTTACACTATAACCACTTAATAAATCAGTTACTACTATGTAATATTTAAAGTTAGCTGAAGCTGTTTGAGAACTTGAAGCCACAAACCATTGATTATTATAACAAGGTACATAACCATAATATAATGCATCTGTTGGTTTACTAAGTATTGTTATCGCCATATCTATTTGTCTTTATTATTATTTCTATATCTTTTTTCATTGCTGCTGCTATGTCTTTTGTTAATTGTTGTTGCCTTCCATCATCCATTACTTCGTTAAAAAAGTGAATGCCTTCATATCCTTTGTTTTGTAATTTTCTTCGTACTAAAAAATCCATTGCTTCTAATGCATCGGCAAAAGATAATTTAGTTAATACTTTTTTTACTCTTTTAGTTTTATTTTTTGTTTGCCTTTCTAATCGGTAAGCTAAATTACTTTTTTGAAAACTAGATATTATATTACGTTTCTTAATCCATTTATCAATCTTTGCTTCTTTAAGAACTCCAGCTGCTTTACGACCAGTATCAACAGCCTCCCAATAATCATTTAATAAAACGTTTAACTTGATGCCCTCAGATGAATCTACTATCCTATATTTAATTGAAGCACCCAAAGCACTTTCACCTGGATTAGTAGAACCGCTATTATATTTACTTTGATACCTTGATGCTTTAGCTTGTAGTTTCTCCGATAAACTTTTACGCAAATCTTCGACTACCTTAGTTCCAAAAGCTTCTAATATTTTTTCAACTTCATTCATTTATTGATTGTGCGAATTGTTCACTTTCTGCTTTATGCTTCATATATTGAATCCGATTTAAAAACCTTGCAATCGACCACTCCATTAGTTCATCTTCTTTAAAAGGATCACCGCCTGTTATCGAATCAATTATAAAGTACCAGCCATATTCTTTTCTGAAAGATTTAACTCCCTGTTCACTACTTCCATGTGTATCGCTATCTCCTTCTGCACCTCCTCCAAAGAGTTCAACAAATCCGCTTTCAATTTTTCGGACCTGTTCGAGTAAAAAAAAAGTGTGCCGTACACATCACCTACCTTTCCATAATTATAAATAACATTGCCTATTTCTTCAACGTTATCTGAGTTAAACTTATACTTACTAAACAAAGGACATTTAACATATATCAATGCTAATATCTTATGCAAGTTATTTATCACATCGGTTTCATATTGCTTTAATGCTGTATATTGATTTGTTTTAAAATCCCTTTCATCCTTACAAGCTTTGTACCTTACCCCATCGTGCCAAATCGTATTTTTAAGCCTTGTGTTGGGCGTTGAATTAATAAGTAATAATACTTTACTCTTTACTTTTTCAAGTTCGTTAAAAGACATATTCTCGTATTCAGAAACTGAAATATCAGTAAAGCTCGAAGCTATCTGAATAATCTTATCAATGTTTTCTAAAGTAGAAGTTCTGATGTTTTCGTATTCAATAAACTCCTTGATAGTTAAATTGTTTACATTTGTTGGAATCATATATATATAACGTTTAAAATTTTACTTTTGTTTTCCGAACCATTGGTTAGGATTTATATTGATTATTCAAAGTCCATCCAGTCCGATAAGCTACTTAACTTATTCATTGCCAAATATCTAATCGCATCAATAGCATGGTTATTGTCATCTACAGGGTTCTGCATTTTATTACCGTCACGATCCACATCCCAGCAATAGTTCCTTAACTCCTTGATTAAGTTGGTGCTATTCTCAGTAACTTTAAAATGAATTTCTTGCAACAAAGATATTGAAG